GGTCTCGACCTCGGACTCAAGGCCCTTGATCTCGTCAAGCTGCGACTCGTTCAGGCTCTCGTCCGTCTCTTCATGGATCGCGGTAATACGCGCCATGTTCGCCGCACGCTTCTCTTCGAAGCGAGCAATCTTTTCGCTGATCTTCACTGTCTGGCCCTCCTGGGGCGTCTTAGTGGGTTGCTTGGTTCCCGTGACGCCGGGAGGGGTGAGACGAACGACCGCAAACTGCTTTTGGCCTGACGCGGCCTGCGGCTTGGGGGCGTTCGGATTCGGGGTCGGTTCAGGTTCCGGCACGCCAGCGGCGCGGCGCAGTTCCTTGTCGATGGACTTGACCGACGTGATGAGGGCTGAACCGTTTGCTGGCACGCTGACCGTTGAAAGTTCGTAGATCTCGATCTGTTTGAAATCGATGCCGCCATCGTCCCTGAAGGCATACTTGACTGCGCGAAAGCCGATGCTGACGGCCCGCACGAGGCCCGCCTTGATCTCGCCCCAAGCGAGGTCGATGCGATCTTTCAGCAGGCCGGGTTCGTCGATGACGGGCAGTTCGGCGGTGAACTCGATACCCTTCGCCGTCGGCTTCTTGAAAGTAACGTTGCCGATCGGCCGGTCTTTGTCGTGCTGGTGCAGGAGCACAAGCGGATTCTTGAACGACGCACCCAACGGGTCAATGGTGTCGCCGACGCGGTCGACCTCCGGCGTGGTCGCCCATCCGCTGAACGTGCGGCGCTTCTCGTCGAGGGATTTAACCTCGATGAGGGAATAGGCACGGTTCATGGTGCACCTCCCAAAAATAATTGAAAATAGTTTGCGAGGACGCTTGACTACGCCCCAACGTTAGGGCATATTCCTAATCACCGGGAGGCAATCAGGCCACCGGATACGGGAGAGCCCAGATGACCAAGCAAGTTGATCGTTTCTACAAAGAAGTCCGCGCCTTGGGCGTGTTTGCCGCCCGCAACTCGATCAGCGGTGAGAGCATCTTGGAAAACAACGTCTACATAGATTTCCGCGACGCGACCAAGGCACAGGAAAAGAAGATCGCAAAACTCGCCAAGACTTGCGGCTTGGAAATTCTCGTCGGCGACAAGGGAGCAATTTTCCAGTGACCCCCACCCTCCTCCGCGAAGCCGGGGAGAGCCTTTACGGCTCCCTCTGGCAATCTGCCCTAGCACGCGACCTCGGCGTCAACGACCGCACCGTGCGGCGATGGGCTGCTGGTGAAAGCAGGATACCAGCCGGCGTATGGGCCGAACTGCACAAGATATTGGCCCTTCGTGAGTTGGCTATGGCAGCAGTGCGCCTGAAGCTTTACCGCGCTAGAGAACGAACAACTGATGCAGCGGCTTCTCCGGCAAGTTCGGGTTGAGCGATAGCCCTGCTCGGGCCGTCAGGGCGGCGATTAACGGATCGATCTTCGCCCGTCCCGCCGCCTGTTTCGTGATTGTAATGGCGTTTCCGCGCGCCTCGACCTTGGCGTTGCCGACGCACCAAGCCATCAAAGGCTGGCCGCCATGAACCATCTCGCCGGCCGCTAACTCGCGCTCCGTCGTGACGATCGAGCCGGACAGCTTCCAGCCCTGCGATATGCCGATGACCCGGTCTTCGCCCTCGATGCCAACATCGCGCAGCGCCGCAATGATGCCGTTAATGCCGTAGGGATCGACAGCCACACAGGCCAACAGGCCGGAGGCGTCTACCTCTTGGGCAATGGCCGCGACCTCCTCGAGGTCTTCGCCTAAATTCTTGATAATTCGCAGGTCGCCCTGCTTCTCGAAATCGCGCAGCACCGACTCTTCGCTCTTACGTCGCGCCAACACCGTCTCGTGCGCCCATGCGCGAACCCACAGCAGAAGTTTCTTCGTCGTCTTGCAGCGGCCCAGGACGGCCATGCCGAGCAAGTCGTCCAACCCGCCGCCGTCTATGCCGATCACGATGATCTCGGACCGGGCGATGATCTGATTGAGCGTCAGCCCCTGCTCGATCGCGTCTTGCCAGTGCTCGGCACCAGCCCATCGGTCGGAGCCAAGCGCCAGGCCGATCTCAATGTTGAGATGCTGCGAAGCCCAACGGATGACCTCGCCGACGCCCTTGTCTTTGGCCTTCTCGAATTCCTCGATTAGGGAGTCCAGTTGGACCGACATCCCAAGGTTCGGCGTCACCATCGCCCAGTTATCGGGGTTCTCCCATGCTGGCGGGATGGACTTGTCGAGAGCAATCTCAGGCGGGAACTCGTACAGGACCGAAAGCATGGACGACTTGGACTTGCCGTCACGGACCTTGCGGGCCGTCATCAGTTCCGAAAGGAACGCACCTCGCGGCGGCTGATCCGACTGCGTGGTAATGAAGGCGATGAACGCCTCGGGGTTCGGCAGGATGCCGCCTCGGATCTGGCCGATGATGCGTTCGGCGGCCGGGTTCCTCGCGATCTCATGGAGCTCGTCCAGCAACACGCCGGCCGGCTTGACGCCCGTCAGAACGTTGGTTTCGAAGGACTTGATCTCCAGAGACGCCTTCGTGCGCCTGTCTGTAATCCGCTTTAGGTGCTCTCTGATATGAAACCGCTTCACCAGAAACGGGTCGGCCAAGACCATGCCGACGGCCTGGTTGAACGCCAGCAAGGCCGTCGAGATCGTCGGCGCAATCAGTAGGAATTCCGCCCGCGGCCGCTCGTTCATGAGCAACGCGGTGATCATGAACGCCGCGCCGTAGCTGGTCTTCGACGACTTCTTCGGTGCCAACAGGAACAGCTCGCGCAACATGCGCTTGCCGGTCTTTCGATCGACCGAGCCCAAGACGGCGCCAACAATCTCCCGGAACCAATCGCCGCCGGCTTCCGACAAAGGCGGCTGTCCGACAACGTCGGGTAAACGTAGCTTGTTGAAGATGTTGACCGCGCGTGCCGCCTCGGTCTTGTCCAAATCCGGCAGGGATGGCAGTAGGGACCGGCCTTCGCGTATCCGCTCTTGCCAGTCCGGAACCGCCAGATTCCACGCCATTAGTGCTTAACGAGCCCGTCCCATTCGGTGCCCTCGTGGGCTGTCTTAGCGGTAATATCCGCCGTCGCCTTCTTGCCAGTGTATTCCTCGGGGGCGGCCGTGACCGGGTCCCTCCAGCCCGCACGCATGCGGAGCCAGAAGATGGCGGCCTGCAGTCCCTCGCGGTTCTCCTTGCAGGCGATCCGGAAGAGGTTCTGCGCCACCTTGGCGTTTGCCTTCAGCAGGCCGAGATCGATCTCCTGGAAGTAGTGGAAGCGTAGCGTCCGGGACGTGATGCCAACCAGTCGCGCGATGTCTTCCTGCGGGATGCCAAAGGCGGACATCATCTCGACCATTGCCCTCGTCTGATCCGTTGGCGCATGCGCCGGCCGCCCGCCCTTATCCTTTGGCTGATTTGATTTCATCGAAGGTTCGACCATCTGATTCCAACTTTGCTTGTGCGCCCGTGAACGCCTGCCAGCGCATTACCGCGACATCGACATAGGCGGGGCTCAGTTCGATTGCGTGAATACTGCGGCCGGTCATCTCGCCGGCAATGATTGTCGTGCCAGAGCCGCTGAACGGCTCATAAACAGCCTGCCCAGCGCTGCTGTTGTTCTCGATCGGGCGCTTCATGCACTCGACAGGCTTCTGGGTGCTGTGGCCAGTTTCGGACTTCTGCGGCTTTGGTATCTGCCAAAGCGTCGTCTGCGTCCGGTCCCCGGACCAATGCCCCGTGGCGGTTTTGCGGACAGCGTACCAGCATGGCTCGTGCTGTGGGTGGTAATGACCTCTCCCGAAAACGAGATGAGATTTCGCCCAGATGATCTGAGACCTTATCTCAAAACCGCATACACCGAGACTGTCGGCGACTTGCCCAGCCATGTTTCCAGCATGCCATACGTAAGCTACATCACCGGGGAACAGTGACCATGCCTGCGACCAGTCGACCTTGTCGTCGTTCGTAACTTTGCCAACAGCGGTTCCGCCAGACTTATTCCCCATTCCTTTGACGTGCTTGGCTGCCTCATTCCGCCAACTCGGGTCATACTCCACCCCATAGGGCGGGTCCGTCACCATCAGATGCGGCGTCACGCCGTTCAGAGCCTTGTCGACCACCAGCGGGTCGGTGCAGTCGCCGCAGACGATGCGATGCCGACCGAGCAGCCAGACATCGCCTAGAGCGCTCACCGGATCGGCCGGAGGCTCTGGAGCGTCGTCCGGGTCAGTCAGCCCCGCCGTCTTGTCCGACATTAGCGCGACCAGATTGTCGAAGCCCAGCAATTCGAGATCGAAACCCATTTCGCCGAGCCCCTTAAGCTCGACGTTCAGCAACTCGGCATCCCACCCGGCATTCAGCGCCAGTTGGTTGTCAGCCAGCACGTAGGCCCGACGCTGCGCCTCGGTCCACCCGCGCGCCACCATAACCGGAACCTCGGCATAACCCAGGCTCCGCGCCGCCAGTACCCGCCCGTGACCGGCAATGATCCCGCCGTCCTCGTCAACCAGAACCGGGTTCGTCCAGCCCCACTCCCGCATGGAAGCGGCAATCTGCGCTACCTGACCATCCGAGTGCGTGCGAGCGTTCCGGGCATAGGGTACAAGGGACGCCAGCGGGCGCCGCTCCACCGAGTCGGCCGGCCATTCATGCTTGGCGGTCATTCACACCCCATACAGTCTGAACCGCCTATTTGGGGCATGGCGCGAGGAAAAAACCTCTAAATGAGCCCACCTGCGCT